TAGGGAAACACTTCTTAAAATTGCATCAGAAGAAGCAGCAAAACCTAAACGCACTGTTCCTCGTACATCTCAGTCTCCTAAACCTAAGCTTCGTCCTAAAATGAAAGCAGGAGGTTCTGTTGAACCTGCTTGGTTAAAGTCTATGAAAAAAGAAGCCGATAAGCTGGGTCTTCCTTTGCGTGAGCTTCTTACTAAGTATAACGGCAGAGGCGGTCCAACTACCCGTGATAAGTATGGACCACAAAAACCAAAAGCTAAAGGTAAGAAAGCTAGTATGATGAGAGCTGCTAAGGGCGGTTATTCTAAGAAAAAGAAGTAGTACTATGTGGATAGGGATAATGCTTGTATGTTTTGATCCTATGGCATTGTCCTGTAAGATTATAGCAAAACCAGAACCTTTCTATACTGAGGAAACGTGTTTAAAGGAAGCAGAGCGGATAGCAAGTACTATAAGGCAAGGGGGTGCTTATGCTACTCCCCACTGCCACAAAGTTGAAGGAAATAGTGCCTAATGCCTATACGTAAAGTTAAGGGTGGTTACAAGTGGGGTGACTCAGGTAAAGTGTATCCTACTCGTAAAGGTGCAGAAAAACAAGCTGCCGCTGCGTATGCCAGTGGTTACAAGAAAATGAATGAAGGTGGATTTATTATGGAGACATGTGAAGGATGTCAAACACGGGGTAACTGCTTGGCAGCAGGTAAGTGTTTAAAAGGTGGTAAAGATAAATGAATTTTACAGATTGGCAATCGGAACTAGAGAAACATGGATACGTAGTTACTGATGACACTGTTACTACACAACGTGGTGATGTGCTTGCAGGTAAAGACCCTTATGGTGGGTATTATATCAGTGACTCACGTATTCAAGACATTGTAAGTAAAAAGCCCAATGTCAAGAAACAAGTAAAGAAAGCAGTAAAGAAAGTAGCATCTAAAGCTGCTGAACTTGTAATGGAACGTGCTCGTGACAAAAATGGACATTTTATTGCAGATGATCCTAATACAGAAGTCAATGAGGCGTGGGTAGTTAAGAACAAAAAATAAATGAGCTTAGTAAACCAAGGTAAATCAGCACGTATTAAATCTGTGTATGGTCACAACACGGGAACAATATACGAAACTGTATACACCTGTCCTGCTAATGCAGTGGCAGAAGTTACCTTTATTCACGTAGTAAATGGTGGAAGTTCTACTAACTCTGTAGAAGTAGAATGGTACGTAGCTGCAGATGACTACACCTCTCACTTTTTAAAAGGTAAGAGTATCAACGCAAGTGACTATGTAAATTTTTCTAACATTGATCTTGTCTTACAAGCAGGTGACGAAATACGTGTTACTCCTTCATCTGCTGGGCACATTGATACAATTCTTACAATAACAGAAACGTTTATCCCTGTTGGTTAATGCATAACGGGGTTGCATTATTGTGTGTAGTATGCTATAACTATATATGATATAACTATCTCTGGTAGCAAAAGTTACCGATAACACAAGGAGATAGTTATGAAAGAATGGTTTAAGAAAACATTTAACGCCTTTATTGAGGCACGTCAGGCAGAAGCAAATCGCCGTATTGCGGCAATGCATTTGTATCGTATGTCTGATCGTGAATTAAATGATATTGGTATTGGGCGTGGAGATATTAAACGAGTAGTATACGATGAGAGCACCACGGAAATCCCCCAAGCCAAAAAAGAAAAAAAGCACCGTAAACTCGGCTGGAAACTACACAAAGCCAGCATTGCGTGAACGGTTGTTTAAAAAAATTAAAGCAGGTAATAAGGGCGGTGCAGCAGGTCAATGGTCTGCACGTAAAGCTCAGATGTTAGCCAAGCAGTATAAAGCTGCAGGTGGCGGGTATAAAAGCTAAGAGGGCAATATGGACCCAGTGACAATTATCAGTGGGGCTACCGTTGCCTTCAACGCACTTAAAAAAGGTTTTGCTATAGGCAAGGACTTGCAAGATATGTCTGGTCAACTAACTCAATGGGCTGGATATATGGCAGACTTAGGCCAAGCAGAGAAACAAGTAAATAATCCTCCGTGGTGGAAATCTATGGGCGGTTCAGTTGAAGCTGAAGCTATAGAAGTATTTGCTGCTAAACGTAAAGCAGAAGCTATGAGAGAAGAGTTACGTAGCTACATTAGTTTTGTCATGGGGCCAAGTGCTTGGGACGAATTAGTAGCTACAGAAGCTCGTATTCGTAAACAAAAGAAAGAACACGAGTACCGCAAAGCAGAGTTACAAGAAGCAATTATAACTTGGACATTAACAGGTTTATTATTGCTTGCTGGTATCGGCGGTATTATATTCTTTGCATGGTTAACCGCAAATGGCTAAAGCTAAATCACAACAAAGTTTAGATAAGTGGACTCGACAAAACTGGAGAACCAAAAGTGGTAACCCTTCGACGCAAGGACCAAAAGCTACAGGAGAACGTTATCTACCTGAAGCAGCTATTAAAGCAATGTCTAGTTCGCAGTATGCAGCTAGTACAGCACAAAAAAGAAAAGACACCGCAGCAGGTAAGCAGTTTTCTAAACAACCTAAAGGGGCGGCTGAGACTGCCAAACGTTTCAGAAGGACTTGATACATGGTCGTAGATTTTGATGTAGATGGTGATGGCACAATCACTCCAGAAGAAGTAGCAATGAAAGAACGTATGCTTGAAATAGAGCTACGTGAAGAAAAAGCAGAATCACAAAAGTTTATGGCTTGGGTAGCTATGGGCATGATGATTATTTTTACTGTATTTCTGTTTACTCCTTTTATGTCAGACTCAAGAGTAAATGCTCTAGCAGATTTGCTAGGGCTATTTTATATTGCACAAACTGGTGTAGTTGCTGCTTACATGGGTGCTACGGCATATATGGCAGGTAAGCCAATGGGCGGTAAAGCAAAGGATATGCGGTAATGGGATTTAAACTAAGCAACAGATCATTAGGTAAACTTGAGGGTGTTCACCCCGATATGATAGATACAGTCAAACGTGCTATTGAATTGACATCAGTAGATTTTGGCGTAACGTATGGAGTTAGAACCCTTCAAGAGCAAGAAAAACTGTATGCTTCGGGTAGATCACAAACTATGAAATCAAAACATCTGATTCAAGAAGACGGATACTCACATGCCGTAGACCTTGTAGCTTATGATGGCTCAGATGTAATATGGGAAATTAACGTCTATGATAATATTGCTGACGCTATGGCAGCAGCCGCTATGGAAGTTGGGTGTGCTATTAAGTGGGGAGCAGCTTGGTCAGTTGGAAATATTGCTCGTTATGACGGTACAATGGAAGATGCTATGAACGAATACATTGACCTACGTCGATCACAATCCCGTAGACCCTTTATTGATGGCCCACATTTTGAACTTATGTAATGCGTTGGCTAGTCCTAATCTTATTATTATCTAGTTGTGGTTTAACTTCTTTATTACCTACAGGCGGCACTAATGTAGCAGCCAATACTCAGCTAGGAAAAGAAAACAAACAAGCTGTAGTTACATATGAAGAAGAAGAAACTAACAACGCAGGACGTGATATTGTTACAGAAACAAAAGAAGTAGAAGCAGGTCCAGTAGAAAAGCTACTAATTAGTAATCAAAACATTCCACCTTGGGTTATGCTTTTATTAATACTGGGATGGTTACTTCCTACGCCAACACAAATAGGTCAATCAATTGCAAACTTTGTGCTTGCATTGTTTAGAAGAAAGAGTTAAAATGGCAAGAGCACTAACAGAAAAACAACAGAAACTACTTGCAGTCTTATTTGACGAAGCGGGTGGTGACATTGTAGCTGCAAAGAAAATTGCAGGATATTCAGACGCTACTTCATCTACAGAAATTATTAACTCTTTAAAAGACGAAATACTAGATGCTACATCTGCTTACATGGCACGTAATGCTCCTAAAGCTGCTATGGCTATGGTAGGTGCTTTATACGATCCTACTGAACTAGGTATTCGTGATAAAATGTCGGCAGCAAAAGAATTACTAGATCGTACTGGACTAGTTAAAACAGAGAAGATGCAAGTAGAAGCAAAAGGTGGTGTAATGTTAATGCCACCAAAGCAAGTAGAAGAGGATTGATATTATGACAATAGGCAAGGCTATCAAAAAAGCAATAAAGAAAAAACCAAGACCTAATTTAGCAGGAGTAAAAAATAGAACTCATTCTAATCTTGCTCGTAATCTCGGAAAATCAAGCCAAGAAAATATTGAAAAATTATATAATGCCCAAGATAAAATTAGAACCGCTGCAAAAAAAGCAGGACTTAGTGTAAAACAATATAGACTAAAAAATCCTAATAATGCAAATGTAAAAACACTGTATCGTTTAAAACCAAATATTAAAGCAAAAGATTTAAATGAAACTGGACTTAGAGTTTATGGCGGTCACTACGGAAAATAAATGACTAAACCTCTACAGAAGTGGAAGTTACCCCAACCAACTGACATAAAAGAAGACAATGAATGGATTCCTATTCCCCGTATATCTAGGACCATTCCATTTGGATACACAGTAGACCCTGATGATCCTGATGTACTTTTGCCTATTGAGCATGAACTTGATATGCTTGAGCAAGCACAAAAGTACCTTAAACAATATTCATATCGTGAGGTAGCCAATTGGCTTACACGAAATACAGGTAGGGATATATCCCACGTAGGTTTACGAAAACGGTTGGACAATGAACGACAACGAAAAGACAAAGCTAGAAGCCTACGCAGATGGGCAAACTATGCGAAAAAGGCAATCGCCAAAGCGGAAGAAATCGAACGCAACAGACTTGGAGCAAAAGCCCAAGAGAGTAGTCAGAAAGCCGAAGCCTGAACCCGCAAAGATAGTTGATGAAATTCCGATTGAGGAACAACACAACATAATCTTTAAACCTAATGAAGGGCCACAGACAGAGTTTCTTGCTGCAGGTGAACGTGAGGTACTGTACGGCGGTAGTGCTGGTGGCGGTAAATCGTATGCAATGTTAGCAGACCCCTTACGATATATGGGGCATCCTAGTTTTTCAGGACTGCTGCTACGTCATACTACAGAAGAACTTAGGGAACTTATATTTAAGTCTCAAGAAATGTACCCTAAGATATGGCCTGGAATTAAGTGGTCAGAAAGAAAGATGCAGTGGACTGCGCCCTCTGGTGCGAGGTTGTGGATGTCCTACCTAGACAAGGAAGATGACGTTCTGCGTTACCAA